CTCATCACGATAACGACTGGCTTCTTTTGAATACTTGAGACCTGCTTTCTTCTCAAGTTTACGCATATCCCTTTTAGACTTTGGTGCTTCTTTGGCTGGGCTGGCGCGAAGTTTATTCGCAATACCATCAACAGAAGATTTAATGCCACCAACAATGTCATGAATTTTCTCAGATAACTCATAGATTTTTGTTATCTGTTCGTCACGAAGTTTAGATTTTTCAGACTGCTTCTTTAATCCCTTTGTAGCCTTCTCTTTCTTATCTTCATTTTTATCTTTGTCGCCTTTAATCTTAAATTTTTCTTGCATCTTATCAAGTTCTTCTTTCGGAACTTTTTTGCCGAAGAGTTTATCAATCATTGCAGCCTGTCGTTCGTCTGCAAGACCGAATGCCTTTGCAAACTTACCATAGCGCGATTGAACGCCAGACTTTGCGACCTTATATTCTTCTTGAAGATTGTAGGCTTCTTGTAATCCTTTAAGACCACCCACACTCTGCCCTATAAGCCCACCACCAGCCTCACCCATTTTTTGCTGGACGGCTTCACGTTGCATCTCGAGCAAATTCTGTACTTCTTCCTCTGATCCTTTTACACTTGTGCGTCGACGCTCGCGGTTCTTTTTCTTTAAACCAGATAAACTTTTTGCGTCTGTTTTTATCTTCATCGTTTTCTTCTAGTTCGTGTAACTTTTGCAATCTGAGATTTCTGTTGCTGTTGTTGCAACTTAATCCGTTCCTTTTCTTCCTTCAACCAATTCATGAGCATGTTCACGTAGGTCTGACGTTCCCACGGCAACATGTTCTCAATGTCGCTCAATGCATACTTATGGTGCTGAATCAAACCAAAGTTACAATTAAAATAATTCGCTAAATTGTCATAACCAAACATTAACCGAAAAAATCGTCGATTCCTTTTACAACGATTGTATGGTTAAAGAAGCACTTGTTGCATGTAACTTGCTTTGACGTTTGCACATAAGGTAGAGTTGCAAAGAAGTTCTTAAAGACCTCGAGTTGATCAAGACTTAAAGAACCCAAAAAATCATAAAACTCTTCTTTTGTAAACGATCCAGCCTCATATTTTGAACTATCATCAAACACATAATCAAGATGTTCGTAGATCAAATCTAAAATATTTTCTAGCGTATCGACTCTTGATGCAATAGAGGCAGATATACCAATTGAAGGATACTTGAGTATCATTCCAATCTCTTCAGAGACCATAACTTTATTTGTATGTTCCTCTGGTACTACAACCTCTACTTCATTTAAGTCAACTTCAAACACCATGCTATTGCCACATCGCTCTGTTTCAACAATATTCTCACATTTGTATGTGAGTTCTAATGTTTCTCCAACCGAACGAAGTCGAAGATGAATAAAGATCATCTCCAAATCAAACAGCGGCAAATTCTCAATATCAACTGTCTCATCAAGACAGCAATTATTAATAATTTGTTTTACAGTATCAAGCAACGAAGCCAGATCTTCTGCCTCCTTTGCCATTAAAAGTAACTTTTCTTCTTTAACTAGAAACGGTCGAAACCTTACCTTTTTGTTCAACGATGTCAAATGCACATCAAATGTAGGATAACTAATCTTCGGTAATGCCATAATCTACTCCATATTAAGCTGTAAATCCTCGATAGCGAGCAAAATTGCGCTCTGTAAGTGCCATAGGTGTTTGTTGTTGAGTGCGAATAGGACCAGCTGGTGTATTTACAACCGATCCAATAGATCCAGTTTCGTTATCACCAACGTTTGGTGCTGATTGCACTGGTGAGACATCTGGAATTCTAGCATCTGTTCCAAGCGTCAACCAACGATCAAATTTAAAGGCGACAATTAGACGATGAATTTCGTCTGTTCCCCAATTTAAATTGAGAGCATTTACTGTCACAGGGAATGCGTTGATCAACGTGCAAGCATATGTCACGTGAGGCTTATTATTTTTCTCTGAATCCAATGGCATGAATTCGCTATATTGGCGAATGACGATATCCGTCACATAATTCATTTTATAGTTTACGAGATACGTTTGCTTTGGGATGATATTGTTGAGCCATGCATCGAAGAATTTCTTTTCCCATAAATTGCCAGCGCAAATAAATGTGAGGCTAACATCGCCGAATGATGGAGTTCCTGCGAGCGGAGTTGGTGCTCCAAAGATCTTATTATCAATCGTGTTTAGAGTATATCCAGGAAGTTCTGCGGCTTCACATTGAAGCGAAAGTTGCTCTGATGTTCCCATGTTCATTAAAGACGCAGGAACATTTAAAAGAACATCGAATTTGGAAGACTTCGAAAATCCGTCTTGAGCATCGAAGTGCGAAATAAATTTGTTTACATTAAATGCCATTACTTTTTATATACCATCTTTTGTGTTGGTAAGAAGATCGCCGTTTCCCAATTATTAGGCTCAATGTAAATCATAGAAGATACAATATGATTTAGCAAATATCTCTTCAGACAATCTTGAATCAATTTGTATCTGGTCGACTTCGCAAGTAAATCATATGAAAGGCGAAACTTTGTAGTATCGTCATATTTATCGTTATTAACGAAATCGTGTAGTCTATCTAATAGAGTCAAACGAGAGTATGGATCAAGATAATGAAGATTTAAACCCAAGAAACCGTCTGCATACATCTCGATTGGGATGACGAGAGGAAACTTATCCCAAACAGGAAGAATATCCTTGAGTTTTGGATCGTAATGATAGGTATACATACGACCGATAAATGCTTTCGGAGAGATTCTTTTGGCATCATTTAATACGTTCGAACGATTGGCTGGCATACGAAGTTTAGCCAGTTTACCGCCGAGCCATGAACGAGCCTCTGCAGTTCTTGGTCGAATGCCAGCCGCAGTCATTTCTCGATTTAGTTTATCAAATAGTGATGCCATTAGATTCCGAGATCGTCTTCAGTTATAATTTGAAATCTCCATTGTCGCGTTTTGCAGTATTCAGCTGCAGCCTTCCATTTCGCTTCGTTCACACCCCAAGTCACGACTTCATTAATATACTTTCGTGTAATTTTGCTTTTCTTTTCTGGAGGCTTTGCTTGATTTTTAGGCTTCACCTCTAGAATCATTCCTTCAATTAAACCAAGTTTGTTCTTTACTCGAACGAAGAAGTCAGGAAAGTATCGATGCCAACGATTATCTACTGGTGATAAATATGGAATAATAATTTCTTCGTTTGACCACTCAATCACACTTGGGTTGGAATCAAGGTGCACCATAACTCGGCGTTCCCAGAGACTTCTATACCAGACGTTTGTGGGATCACCTAAATATTTATTGGTATTTTTCGGACTATATCTACCTGAATAAGCCATAGATTTATTTAGACCTCTCGGAAGAACTTAATGTCAACACCACTTACGCTGAATAGTGTTTCAAGAACGCTAGATCCAAACGAGGCAAAGGGTCCTTTAGCACTCCTCACGAAGAATGCCTTCTCAAGCACTGACTTACGATATCCAATTAATCTTGGCACTAATAATTTCGAAGGGTTGCATTATGTAACCTTCTATGTCAATGTACAAGAAAAATCTGGTTACAATGTTCAAGAAAGAACTAACATTGGTCCGACCGCAAATGAGAATCGTGCGAGAGATGCCGCCGCAGGTGTGGGTCAAGTTTCTTCTGGAAATCAGATTATAAGTGATAGTACAACGGGTCAACTATTTGCTGAGGGGGTTGGAGGATTTGCTTTCGGTGCTGCTATTGGTGGTGCTGCTGGATCAATCGCATCCGAGTTGGGTGGACCTTTGGCTGGGATTGCCGCTGCTGGTATTGGAGGAGCTGTTGGTGGATTGATTGGTGGAACTATTGTAAGTTCTATTGACTTGTCTCGTAAAACAAAAAGACTAAAATCTACCATTTCAATGTATATGCCAGATACGATCAATCAGCAAATTATACATGAATATGGTGAGATTTCTTTGACAGAAGCACTTGGAATGGTTGGAGCAATTGGACAGGGTGCAGCAGGTGTTGCATCTTCACTTGAAGGTTTTGTGAAAACAGGCAAGGCAGATCTTAAAGGTGCTGGTGCTGGTTCAATGGCAGAACTTGCTGGAACACTTGCTGAAAAGTCTGGAGTGTTTGGTGGCGGAATTAAAGAAGCACTATTATTCTCTGCTGGACTCGCACTAAATCCTCAAGTAGAAATTCTCTATCAAAAAACTGGACATCGAGAATTCATGTTTGATTTTAAGATGTCTGCTAGAAGTGAAGCTGAAGCTGCAGCAATTCGTAAAATCATAAAAGAATTTAAATTTCATTCTGCACCAGAGCTTTTGAAAGGATCATCTGGTCGTTTCTTTATCCCACCTGCTGAGTTTGATATCAAGTTCTTTTATAATGGAAAGGAGAACATGAATATTCATAAGATATCCTCATGTGTTTTGATCGGCATCGATGTTAACTATGCAGCTGCAGGTCAATGGACTACATTCCCTGACGGTATGCCAGTTGATATTTCAATGCAGTTACGATTTAAGGAGCTCGAACTCATGCACAAGGGTCGTATCGAGGAAGGTTATTAATGGCTAATCTAGGATACTTCAATTATTTTCCAAAACTTGTATATACGTTTGATAAGAACACTTTAAACAATCAAGCTGTTACAAACATATTTGCACGCTCAACGTTCTTAAAAGAAATTGCCGACAACTCAGCAATTTACTTTGAATACGAAGTTCAAGAATCAGATACTCCAGAAGTTATTGCACATAAGATTTATGGAAATGCATATCGCTCGTGGATTGTGTTGCTGTTCAACAAGTATGTAAATCCACTATATGACTTTCCGATGAAATCAATTGTGCTTGATGAGTATGTGAAGAATAAGTACGATCAAACTCTAACGGAAGCCAAAGATACAATTCATCACTATGAGCAAGAGATAACAACAACCATCACATACAATGGTGTGAAGTTTTATGAGTCGTCATTAACATCTGTTGTGTCAGATAAAGAATTTAACTTTGTAACAAACACATTAGTCAATCGCACTGTTCCTTCTATTGCTGATACGTCTTTGACAGCAAGCACAGAACAAAAGACACTAGAGAATGGGCAAGTCGCGACTGTGATTACTAAGAACAAAGCAGTATCAAATTATCAATATGAGATTAATGAAAATGAAAAGAATAGAAAGATAAAACTTTTAGATCCTGCATATGTTACCAACGTTGAACAAGAATTTAAACAATTAATGAGTGAGTGATGGCTGAAGATATTGGCGTAACAGGTTCGAAAAATTTTGATGTAAAGGTTCTAGAAATCATCAATTCTGGAGGTCAAACTGTCGACCTTCGAAAAATTTATATTGAGTTGCAATTATTTCAAGACATCTATTCATCTGTCATGAGCGGAAGTATCATCGTGCAAGATGGTCATGACATCTTTAGCAACTTTTATTTTTGCGGAAATGAGTATTTGAAACTTTCTATTGATAAGCCATCGCTTGGTAAACCAATTCAAAAAATATTCCGAATCTATAAAACTGGAAGTAGAAAACCTGCTTCTGATTCAGGTCAAACATTTGTGCTTTACTTTTGCTCAGAAGAACTTGTATTCTCAAATCAAAAGATAGTAAGCAAAACATACAAGGGTAAAAAGACAGTTGACATAGTTCGTGATGTTTTATTAAATGAACTCAAAGTGGATCCATCTAGAATTAAAAAGATGGATACAACAAGTGGCATTTATGATTTGATTGTTCCTGCAATGACGCCACTTGAGGTGATTCAATGGGCTGCATCTCGTTCATATGATGCAAGTAAACCACCAAAATACTGTTACTTCTTTTATGAAGATCGAGATGGATATCAATTTAGATCTTATAATACTTTAATTAGAGAAAAGCCAATTAAAACATTAAAGTATGAAATTAAAACAGTTGATCAAGATCCAGCAAATAATAAAGACTCTATTGATGCCTTTGAAATTCGTGGAGAATTTGATGTGATCAAGGGGCTACAAAATGGTGGTTATGCTTCTAGATTATTGTCTGTCGATATCTTTACACAATCATTTGCGTATCATGATTATTCTATTGATGTTGCAGAGGCTCAGAATAATCTCTTGAATAAATTCAAGTCTACAAACAATATTAAAAATATGGACAAGAAATCTATTACTGCAGTGAACAATGCATTATTCTTAACAAATATCGCAATTAATGACACTGCTTCTGAAAAATCAAACGATAGAGAAAAATGGATGATGAATCGTGCATTACACATGACAGCGATGCATAATATTCGAATTAAAATTGTGATTCCTGGAGATATTTTCTTGAAGGCTGGCGAAATTGTTAAGTATGAGTTCCCAAAATTTGAGGGTGCTGACTCTAAAGGCAAAACTCCTGATGAATATCGCACAGGAAACTATCTTGTAGCTGCAGTTTGCCATAAGTTTTCTGGAATGGATAAGGGGGATTTCGAGAGCATTGTTGAACTAGTTTCTGATTCGTTCTCAAAACAAATTCCTGCAGCAAAAG